ATCAAATTGTTTCTTTGTAAATGTGTTTACAAAATCATTTAATTCTTGTTTACTATAAGATGTGGAGTCAAAATAATCATCTTTTGTAAATACTGCGTCTATACAATCTGTAATTAGACCCACAATTTTTTCGCTATTTACATTATTATGAATATCTAACATTTCATCAAATTTAGGATATCTTAAAATAACTCCGGCACTATCGGACAGCATTACTTTGTTAGAAATTTCTTTATTCTTTTCTACGGAAATTTTAGTCAAATCTATAGTATGTTCTATTTTTTCTCCGCAAGAACAGTTTATAATAATATCACTAGTTTCGCTTATAGATTTCGCTCTTATATTTAAGAATAAATACTCAACATCGAAATGAGCAAGTTTATTAATATCAAGTTTGTTGAATGTACAATTATCTACAAGATCTGTTACAATACGCGAGATCTCGTTTACGTCTGCCTCTATGCTTGTTAACAAAATTTTATATTCTCTTACAAGAAATGGTCTATACTTAATTTTTTTATTTGTAGATGGTAATATTAATTCATATGTGGGTGTTTCTAATATAGGCAATGCCATAATTTATCCTTTTTTAATTTAAAGCCCTTAACCTTTGGGCGCCATTGGGTCTTTCAAATTTGGCGCAAATTTTAATGCAGCTGTGTTATTTTCATAAGATGTATGTTCAGGTATCCATCTTCTATATGCAAAAGTTACACTAAGTTTATGTGCTTGATTTATTGCACTCATATTTAAATCCATCATTGTGATAGCACGGGGAAATGCGTCTTCAAGATAAACAGAATAAGTTTCCTTGTCAGATTGATCTAATTGTGTTATCTTAATTTGAGACGCATAATCTTCTTGGTATGCCACATTAAATGAATATGGATTTACTATTTTAAATAACCATGCGTCAAAGAATGCCTTTACATCCATTTCACGATCAACATAAAATGTCATTGTAATTGCTTCTCCGCCAAATTCTGCAGAAACAGGCCGTTGGTATGCTGCTCCGTAAATTCGATGTCCTTTTGTAGTGATTGACATACCTGGGAGATTTGAAATCTCACAAAATAAACTTATTGTTCTTCCCTGATCATAGTAACCTGATAAAGAAGTTGGTGGTATTATTTGTACCTCAAATCTATTAGGTACCGCAAGTCCTGCATTAATTACTTTTGATGTAAATTCGATTAGATTAAACGTTGACATTACGTTCCTTTATTGTTGGCTTTTATTTGCATCTTGCCATACTTTTGTTTTCTGTGCACCTACAAATTTTTCAATAGGTAGTTGTGAAGCTGTTACCCAATCTTGATATTGAATTTTATAAAATCTAGTTTTAACATGGTCATTTAAATAATGTTTAACTGCAAATTTTGCAGGTTCTAATTTTGAAATAGAATCCAACAATTTCCAAGACAATCTAATTTTAGTATCTCCGCTATTATTCACAGTATAATTTGACAATGTTTCTAGTATTTTAAATCTTAATAGATACGGCAAATAGTGTAAGTTAATGCCGTAAAAACCATTAGGAACTTTTCTAAAAGGAAGAACTAACGGCAATCTATCATAATAAGGTAACGTGTTTTTATACTTTGGGTCATAATAGAATAAATACATTTCTCCCGGCAATATAGATGATACCATAGGAGTATCTTTTATTACTTGATTTGCTGATGCGAATCTACCTAATTTTTGCACCTGTTGTCGATACCATTGATAGGATTTTTCTTCGCCTGCCGCATTGATTCTTATCGTAGCAAAGGGATTATCGGTAGCCATTAATGTTTGATTCCTAAATCTTTTTCGGTTAATATAATAAACTTCATATTTCTATCTTTACAAAATTCAAATGCTGCTTTCCATTTTGCGTCATTTACGCCATACTGAAATACCTCATCAATAAAACGTTTGGTCTTTTTTGATGGAATATCCGGAGGTTTTGTATACTTTTCAGGTTTTATCTCAATTAAATATTTTTCTATAGTATTATTCTTGTTTTTAATCTTTATATAAAAATCCACAAAATACCGATGTACTTTATTGTCAATCGGCGAAATATACGGCACTATAACTGTCTCAGACCCCCATTCTAACACAGAAACGTTGGAGTCGCACCATTTCATAAATTTTAGTTCCCATAGAGATCTATACACAATATTTGTAATATCCCCTCTATACTTTCCAGCATTTGCTACTCTGAACCGACCTTTGTAGGTTTTGGTGTGCATAAACTTATATAAATAATTAATAACTATAATATTTATAGGGAAAAAATGTCGACAAATCAAGAAATTACCGATTATACCAATCAAAGAGTTAACGATTACAACAATCAAAGCAAAAAAAATTCTTTTGGATCGGATTATAGTGTGGGTTCATATAGTTATCCTACCGGATTGGGAGTTAACCCCGATCTACAGCATTACGTCGCATTTTTTATAAATGTAAGGGGCAAATCTAAATTTATTAAAGATTATCAAACATCTAAAACCCCAATCGTTAATTCTAGAAGAGATAAGCCTGGTCTTAATTCTCAAGATGGATTGAACAAATCGCTTGCACTTACAGCCGGCGGATCAGTTGTTAGTGGTATTGTTGCTGGAACAGATGCCTTTTTAAAAAGAGGCGGGTATGCCGGATCAACAGCGGCAGTACGAGCAGCTGCACAAACAGGGGTGGCCGGCGCTGCAGCAGTAGCAGTTGTAGGAGCAACATTAGCAACATCGATAATGCAGAACGACAAAAAATTTAGATTAAAAGATGTTATTACTCTTGCTATGCAAGAAAAACCGTCGGTGACGTATGGTATTAATTATCAAGATAAAGATATGGGCATTCTTGGAGGATTTTTAACAGGCGATACCTCTCTCAGCGACACTCCAAAAGCTGAATTAGGTGCGGCGTTTGGATTGCAATTAGCAAAAATTCCATCATTACTGCCGGGATTTGGTACAGCATCTCTTTCGGATATTGTACAGTTGGGGGCGAAAGTTAAAACAAATCCATTTAGAGAAGTGTTTTTCGAAGGTATAGATTATAGAAAATTTAATTTTAGGTATAAATTTATGCCAAGAAACGTAACAGAAGTTAAAGCAGTGTATAGCATAATTGACAAATTTAAAGAACATATGCACCCCGAATTATCTGCAGGTGGTTATTTCTATATTTATCCTTCTGAATTTGAAATACGATATTATTACAATAATCAAGAAAATGGATACTTTAACAAAATTACAAGTTGCGCATTGACAGATATGTCAATCGAATACGGGGGTGACCAATTTTCATCTTTTTCAAATGGTGCACCTTCAGAAATAAATGTGATTCTAAGTTTTAGAGAATTGGATTTGCAAACAAGAGAAAATATACGAGAACAGGGTGTGTAAGAATGTTTTTTCAAAAATTTCCGCTTTTACCGTATACATTGGACAACGGTACAACATTTCAGCTCGTGCCCGATATTTTAAGAAGAATAAAATTATCTACAGAAATATCGCAAACAGGCTCATTCTTTGATCAATATGATGTAAAGGATGGCGAGACTCCTGACATAGTAGCAAATTATTGGTACGGGGATTCCAACTTACATTGGGTTGTTTTAATGTCAAATGATATTATCGATCCTAGATTTGATTGGCCACTCTCGTATTATAATTTAGTTGAATTTTGTAAGGGCAAATATGGAGAAAATAATATTAATAAATTGCACCATTATATAAATGAACAAGAGTATATAGTTTCGGGATATCGATCTTTATTTGAAACTTCAACATATGGCGCAACCTCTGGAATAGAAACAGAGTCGTCAAACGATAATATTCAGACTATTGTTGTACTCGAAAATGCGCCACCGTCAGGCCGGTTGTACCCTGTTAGCAATTTGATGCACGAAGAATTATTAAATGAACAAAAACGAAGAATTAATATACTAAAACCTTCGATTGTAGCGTCGCTAGATTCATCATTTACAGCTTTAATTAATCAATGAGTACATCTACACAAGATGGGATACAATCCCCGGGCGAAGTTGCTATTGAGGAACTTATTTTAGTTGCAAATGGTAAATTTATTCCGTTAAATGACTATCTAGTAGAATTAAATATATTTGAAAGTATATTTAGTAGTTCTATATCTGGAGATATATTTTTATCGGATAGTAGAAATATTATTAAATTTTTACCAATTATAGGCGAAGAATATATTATAATTAAATTGCAGACTCCTAGTTTAGATTCTAAAATTCACAAAACATTTAGAATTACTTCAGTTGAAGACAGAACAATAGTTCGAGATACAAATACGCAATTATATAAATTAAAATTTATATCGCAAGAAGCACTTGTGGATAGTCTATCGCCTTTGTATTCTGCGTATAACGGAACGGTTTCTAATTTAGTTGAAAAAATATTTGTGGACAATATTGCTATCCCAAGAAACTTAATTTATAACACAAATGAATCGTTAACACAAGGCCAGGAAAAAACTGCACTTGTTGTTTATAGTACATCAAACAATACTGTAAAATTTGTTAGTCCCGGATGGACACCAATTGAGTGTATAAATTGGCTCGCCCGAAAAGCAATACCAAGTAACGGAAAAGCTTGTAACTTTTTATTCTGGGAAACGGTTAAGGGATTTTACTTTGGAACTATTGAGGATATATTTGATAAGGGAACTACAATAGGGGAATATAGATATGCGGCAACAAGTGTTTCTCGCGGAACAGATGACGTATCTGAACAAATGGCGTTAATTCAAAATATACAAATATTAAACGGCTTGGACCATCTTTCTAGTTTGGATAACGGATATTTTGCAAGCAAATTAATTTCAGTTGATTTAATAAAGAAAAAACGCAATATTACTAACTACGATCATGTTACAGAATTTAAAAAATATAAGCATGCGGTTCAATACAGACCGTTGCCAATGTTTACTGAGAATAATGTCTTGAGAAATTTTGATAGTCATATTCGAGTTTATCCTAGCCATGCTGGACTGCATACAAATACTAAAGACAACTATAATGAATTAATGGGGACAATATACGGCAACAGATTGTCAAACCTGCAGGATTTAAACACATTAAAATTAAACATTTCAATATATGGCAGAACGGATATAGAGGCGGGAAGAATTATAAATTTAAAATTTCCAGATGTTTCTCCTGCAGATTCTACAGATATAACAAAAGATCATTTAGATTATAGATATACCGGATCGTATTTAATAACATCTATACACCATAAAATAAATA